ACACATTAATAAAAACTATCTTAGGCGTACCTCAACTTATAGATAGTAATAAAATAGCTAAAGCAGACAGGGATGATCAAAGAAAAGATTAATGGCGAAACAACAAAATCAAAAGTTAAAGAAAACTTTAATTTGCAAACGCATAAAACAACAACAAGACAGACGTAATGGATAGTTGGGATAAACTTGCGGTTATTTTTGGAATAGGGCTTATTATTTTAATCGTTTCTTTAAATATAAGTTCTGATGAAATGGTACATGAATTTAAAAGTCCCTCGTTTAGTGGTGTTGGTACATCTAGTCATTATTTAACTATTGAAAATCAAGAAACAAATCGAAAAGAATCACTGGCAGAAGAAATAAAAGCATTACAAGATGAAATAGAAAGGGAAGAGACCAACACCGTTGAAGCTAGGTTTATGAGGAATCTTACTTCAAGAATCTATGCAAATATCGCAAGACAAGTAGAAGCGGCTTTATTTGGAGAAGACACTAATAAAAGCGGTTCTATGGAATTAGACGGGAACACCATAGAATACGAGATAACAGATGAAGAAGTTAAAGTCACAATCACCGACGAAGACGGCACAACTACCGAGGTTGTCGTTCCTATCGGTGGTTTTACTTTCTAGCTGTACGCTAATGATTGACCCTTTAGCCAACAACTTACCCCCAGTTGAACGTGTTAAGGGCGCTCAAGTTGTAGACTTGTATACGGAGTTAGCCAACATACCTGAGCCAAACAGAAAACCTGTAGTTTCTATATATGCTAATGATTTTAAAGACGAAACAGGGCAAAGAAGATCTAACTCTAAATACGCTACGTTTAGTACAGCTATTACACAAGCACCGCATGCATATCTTATACGAGCATTAAAACACTCTGGATTTTTTGAAGTAGTTGAACGTGTTTCTTTAGATTCAGTAACTAAAGAAAGACAGCTAATACGTTCGACCAGAGAAACGTTTGATGAAAAACAAAAACTTATGCCGCTTAAATTTGGTGATATGATAATGACGGGCGGTGTTTTGTCTTATCAAGCTAATATAAGTTCTGGAGGCATGGGAGCTAGAAATTTAGGCATAGGTGTTTCAAGACAGTTCAGGGAAGACATAATTACAGTAAGTTTAAGAACGGTATCTGTTAGCACAGGAAGAGTTTTAACAGAAGTTTTAGTTACAAAAACAGTTTTGTCAGCGTCGTTAGATAACGATATATTTAGGTTTGTTTCAGATAGTACAGAGTTAATCGAAATTGAAGGAGGTGCGGTAAAAAATGAGCCGACCAGCATTGCCTTACAAATGGCGATCGAAACAGCGGTACTAGAAACAATAAAAGAGGGTGTAGAAAATAATTATTGGAGGGTAAAAGAATGAAAAGACTTTTATTATTACTAATGTTATCTTCGACGTTATACGGAGCAGATAACGAAATATTTATTGATCAGAGTTCTGGATCATCTAATACTAATATTGACCTTGAGCAGCTAGGTTCAGGAAATATTATAGGAGGAGCAGATGCTGCAGCAGGGAGCATGACAGCTTTAGATTTAGATGGCACAGCTTTGACTTTAGATATAAACCAGATAGGAGACAGCAACAAATTCTTAGGAGATATTTGGGCAGATTCTTATACAGGTTTTTTCGAGTTTGACGGTAATTCAAATACGTTCAATATGAGTACCGATGAAACAAATACTTATGGAGCAGACTCATCTAATGTAAATGTTGATGTAACAGGTAATAGCAATACCTTTACATTAAATCAAGCCATGGTAGCACAGGCAACAACATTAGATCTTGATTGGATTATTAACGGTTCAAGTAATAGTATTACAGCAGCGATCGATATAGATGCAGCGACTAATTACATGGATGTTGATGGTTCTGATAATGCTGTTACTTACGATGGAGACGGTTATGCTGGAGGTTATTTTTGGCTAGATCACACAGGTAGTAACAGAACTTTTAATATACAACAACAAAGTACATTAGATAATGATTGGCTCAAGATTATTAGCGTTGGTTCTACTACTTCTACTGTGTGCGTCATTCAAAGTGACGGTGGTACAAGCACAAGCTGTTAGTATTGGAAACATAAGCGAATTAAAAGGAAATGCTCAGGTAGTAAGGGATAAACCTTATGGAGCTGAATTAGCTTTTGCGATTCAGCAGATGGATAACGTTAAAACAGAAGCGGGTCGTGTTGCTATAACTTTTGAAGACGACACGATTGTCCGTGTAATGGATCATAGCAAATTAGTTATAGATACTTATATCTATGATCCAAACCCTAATAAATCAGAAATGGCATTACGTTTTGCGAGCGGTACTGCTAGGTTTGTTACAGGTAGGTTTAATAATAAAAAAGCAATTAATATTAGTACTCCGAGTGCTAATGTTTTCGTAAGGGGAACTGATTTCACAATTACAACAACACCTGAAACAGGTGCTTCACTTATTATTTTATTACCTGACGAATACGGTAATTCAAGTGGAGAAATTCTAGTAGAAACAGCTATGGGTCAGGTTATTTTAAATCAACCGTATCAAGCAACTACGGCGATAACATTTAATCAATCTCCGTCTAAACCTGTTATTTTAGATATTAGTCTTGACCTGATAGATAATATGTTAATTGTTAATCCCCCTAAAGAAACAGACGCTTCTATACAAGAAACACAAATACAAAGTACAGCAGATTATTTAGATTTTTCAGACCTGGATGTTGATTTTCTAGCAGAAGATTTTTTAGATAATGAAGCTGATCTAACGTTTACGGAACTAGATATAAATTATCTTGACGTAAACTTTTTAGAAGATTTGCTAGATGTTATAGATGCTTTACAAGAAATAAAACAAGAAGATCAGTTGGCCCAAGATGCTACATCTATAAATTTAGTTGGTACTAATTTGGGCCAGGATTTAAATACGCAAATTACATCTTACGTAACTGGAGAAATACTTACTTTGATGAGAAGTGTTAGCGATACTGCTAGAGTAGATATAGATTCATCTGGTAGCTATACTGT